GGGTGGCAGGCTGCGCCTGAGTGCCTGCCGGGGTGGCGGCAACATTCGACCGGGCGGCAGAATCCGCACTTTCCGCGAACCTCTGGTCGGCAGCTGTTGCCTTAGCCAGATTCACAGCCAAGCTATCCTGGAGCGGAGCACATCGGCCATCGTCTGCCGGATCCCACTGCCTTCGAGTCCTAAGCCCCCTTGTCGTCACGTTCCTCCATACGCCACGTGGACGCGTTCACCTGACGCGCCGTGGGAAAGACACCAGCGACAACGCCCTTCAACGGGACTCCGCATCCAGCAACTTCATCACTTCACGGCGCTCTTGCTCGCTGTTGAAGAGAAAATGGATGTCGATGGGCACCATGGTGCCATCTTCCGCCTCAATCCAGTTTTCGGACTTGGCATCCATGATGATCAACGTGCCCGCCACCGGATCATCAAACTCAAAGCTTGCGCTCCGCGAATTGGGAAGATCTTCCTCATGCCAAGATCGCTCGCATGCCTGACGATGTCATCGTAGTCAGGATGGGATCCTTTCACCCAGGGCTGCGACACAACAATGTGCAGCACGTTCTCCTCTGGCCGGCACGTGACGGTGCCATGAAAAATCCTTCCAGTTCCACCTGATCACCCAGGAAGCGATTGGCCAGCATATGATCCGTGAGATACTCATACACGGTTGATGTCGCCAGCATGGGGATCGATACCACCTTCACACCCCGCTGCGTCGCCGCATCGTAGGCCACTTGATGCTCGCCCCCCTGCTTGACGTTAAGGGGGACGATTGGCCTTGATCCACGCGGCCACCGATGCCCCATCCATCATCAGTCCTGCCCGCTCTGCCCGCTGCTGGAGGACAGCGGCTTCGAGCTTGCCGAGCTCGGTTTCTTCATACGTGTTTCCACTTGTTCCAGGGTGAGATGCGGTTGCTTGCTCAACATGCTGCGTCGTGCTCTGGAAAAGTACTCGGCCACCGTCTCGCTGGGATGCTTCGACGGCTCGTTCTTTGGAGCTGGGTCCATTCAGGTAAAAGCTACGGGTTGTTTGGCTTGAGTCAAGAAGCTGTCGTCGTTGAGGTGCAGTGTGTTGCTATCGTTAGCAGGCGCATCCGCCCGTTTCTTTTGCGAACCTGATCCCGATGCGCTCTCGTTCGATGCTTGAGAAAACTTGAGCCGCTTTGCTGGTCCAGCTTCCGGTGCCGAAATCTCACCGCGCACCTCCAGACCCAGTGCTCTCCGGTCGAGGTCTGCCGTTAGCTGGCTGGCGAATTTAATCACCCACTTCCGCGTCATAGCATCGGGCGATGAAGCGTTGTTGCCTCTATGCTCGCCTAGTTAGCGCAAGTCTGTTAGGAGGAGCCTTCCAGGTTTAAGTGCTACGCTCCCGCAGGCTCCTGAGCCTGCGACTGATTCTGCTCTTTCTCCAGTTTGAGTCTGGCCTGAAACTCGGCGCGGACCTGGGCCTCCACTTCACCCGCATTTTCGTTGAACTTACCGTACTTGAGTGCGCCAAGTGCATCATTGACAGCCATCTGTTCTCTGATCACTTCAGGGGCGAGGTATTTGGAAATGTCCCGGAACTCAAAGCTAATGGTGTTGCTCCTCTCTTGGTGATGATATCCCAGATATCGCGATTTGCAATTTCAATTTGTCCATCCCGAGACTCCTTGCTGACAACAAGCTTCACCTCATGGGTACTTGTATCGTACAAATGGGCTCTATCAACAAGGCTCACATAGTCCTTGATGGGCTGGTTGAACCCTGGTGGGCTTCGAGGAGTCTGTTGGAAGGAATCCAGCGGCCTGACTTCTTTGCCCGAACGGCAGCGCGGGTTTCGGCTTCATGAACATCAATTGTAACGCCGAGGAGCTGCACTTGAAACCCTGCCTGGTGCCATCGGTTGAAATGACGCAAGGCACTTTCACGACGGCTCAATGTGCTGTCATAGATGATATGGGGGCGCTGCCCGACTGGTAACGCGAGCACTGCATCCATCAGAGCACCAGAAATCTGACTGGCCTCCTGGTGCACCAACTCCGAAGCCCCACTGTCTCCAGCTTGCACGATTCGATCAAATTCAGGGATGAGCTCTGCGATGTCATCTGGATTTACCGTCACGGCACCTTCCACGGTAGTCAGACCCGACTTGCGGAGGGCATCCAGGACGGTGCTCTTGCCTGAGGCACCCCCTCCTGCCGCTGCCGTTACGGTGGGCAGGGCTCCTTCCTGCACCGGCGCACCCGTGCCTAGGAAATAGTTCACAATGACTTGTCTCAATTCTCTTCGTGGAAATTCCAGGCCAACTGGAAGCAATCCAGCGCGCACCAGTACATGGCTTCATCCAAAATCGCAGTTTTCTTTTCACGAGTGGGTTGCAGAAGGGGATACCCATCGGGCGGCGTGCGTGGCGGCACAGGGAGACCGCGTTTGTCCAGCGTCACGTCTGCGCCAAAGGCCTTCAAGATTCTAGGATCCACTTCGCTCTCGCGATTCGCCGCACCAGCCCCACCTTCAGGAGAGTCTCCGCCAGCATCCGCGCTCTAGGAAAACTGCAGCCGGGCGTCCGGCCCCGTCCCGTTCCTGCCTGCCGGGGCGCAGGCATCTGCGGAAGAGCCTCCGCCACAACCCAGTCTGAACGAGACGCTGGGAACCCCCGGCACGCCGTTGCGAAGCCTTCTGGACAGGCGGGGGGCAGGTGATCTGGACACCCACGTCTTCACCAAGGAACAGGCGCAGCAGTTAGTGACCCTGCTCAAGCAAGATGCCCCTCCGAAGCTGGACACTCTGGTGCGAGGTATCACGGGTGACAATACTCACAGCAGTGAGCAGATCCGGACGATCGTGGAGGAGTTCGCCAGCTTCCTGCCCCCGGCGCTGGCCAGACAGCTTGCCAAACATCCTGTGGCCATCGCCTTTGACCAGAAATTGGCCAAGAAAGTCGCAGTTTATCGCCCTGAAGACAACAGTAATGCGGTGAATCCCCTGGCACCTGATCTGCCGACATTGCGCCGCACTCTCTTCCATGAGTTGGTACACTGGGCACACCTCAAAGGTCCGTCGTCCTTCAGAGACCGGGTAACCGCCCTGACTTCACGACGTACTGGAGGCTTTGAGGAACCGCAACTTATCCTCTACTCGAGCACCGGAAAGCTCTATGGCCCTAAAGTGCGGGGCATGCGGGACGACTGGGCTGATCTTAGTGGCAATGAATATGCAGGGAGAATTTATCCCAAGGGGGGCGTTTCCGATGCCGTTGAGGTGCCTGCTGTACATCTGGAAAAACTAGCCGACAGTCCCGAAGAGCTTATGTCCCATCTCAACCACCGGAGCGTGATCACCGGGAGGCTCGCATGGCGGGAGGCCTTCTTGACCTGCCTGAATCTCTTCTTACCTCCTTCAACAAATCCATGACCACCTCGCTGACCTACACCAAGAATAATGAGCACCTAATTCTGGTTCTTGAGACGGGCCCGCTGGGAGGGGTCTTGTCCCAGGAAATCAGGGGCGATGCAAGCTTCCGGGATGCGCTGCAGGCTCATCTCGAAGAGACCTCAGGCACGTATGACGGCCTCTTAGCCTTATGTTATAGCGCCGTGGAATAACTCGGCCTGCAGGTCACCACAAAACACGATGGTGAGCCGCCTGATCCAGACGATCTGGAGTTTGATTGAGTCTCTGCTCCCGGATCGCCCCACCCTCTCCCGGCTGACACCAAGGGAGGGGATTTTCTTTGCTCGCCATCGCCGTGCCAAACAACCACCGCCGCAGACGCATGATATTGCCTTGAACCTTGGCAGCGCTTGATGCATCACCATCACCTGCCGAGGCGAGGGCGGCGCGCGCGATACTGGACGAGACGGCGGATGAGTTCGAGGAAGATATACAGACCAACACCTCCTAGATCGAACACAGGGCAGGCCCGCTCGCGGTGGTGGAGGAAACTACTTTCCGACAGCGATCAAGACCGCCGTGAAGTGATGCAGTTGCTGGATGCAGAGTCCCGTTGCAGGGCGTTGACACGGTGAAACAAAATGCTGGTAACCGATATAATTGGGGACGCAGCATCCCCTGTCCATTGCACGCGGAGATGCCGACGCGGCACCTCACCGCGCTGCAGGCACTCCAGTCCCAGGCGCTCCAACCCGAGCTCAGAGACCACCGAGTTCAAAGATGCCCCCACATTGGCGAGGCGGCGCCCCAGCGGCGGAGCCACTCCACCTCTGTCAGAGGCTCAATCCCAGCCATCACCACGCTCAATGAGATGCGTCATTCCGGCGGGAAGAAGGAGGTCGCTCCGCCTCTCTGATTCCCGCCTGGCAGAGGCGCACGAGCCGCCGGACAGGCACCTTTGAAGGCACTCGGCTCCAACTGGGAGGCAAACAGCCCCACTGAGCAAGGCAAGCTGCCGATTCAGGATACCTTGGAGCAGTCCCGTCGGCTCCCCCTCAACACCATGAAATCTCATCCCTCCGCGGAGTTCCAGAAAGCTGCCCAACCCCAACACTGATCACGATGCAAATCCTCGCCCAACCTCGAGCGGAGTCTCTGACCACCGTCCGCAACCGGATGGTCCTGAAGGCCACGCTGGTCAAACAGCGCGGCGCCCGTCAGAGCCCGCTGGAGAACGCCATCAAAGCGGACCGCATCGCCTTTTTGGTACGCCATGCCAAGTCGCGGCATGACTCTTACTACTCAGCTGTCTGGGTGGCGCAACAAGCTGGACAAGTACCTCCTGCAGTCTGAGGACTACTTCGAGTTCCGAAGGCCGCGCCCAACCGCAACGAGGGTAAGAAGAGCATCTTCGACAAGCAGAACGACTCCCTCAATCTCATTGGAGCGTTCACCGAGTTCTTCGCGGCCCAGGCCCAGAACGATCTCTTCGGCGCACAACCATGGTTTGCCGCCCGCCCTCTTGGCAAGGCAGACGCCACGCTTGCGGACCAGGTCACCAAGCACGCCATGTGGAAGACCAGTCAGGCCGGGCTGACAGAGACCTACTGTGAGACCACCATGCTCACCGCCATCCTGGGCACGCAGTTCACACGCACCACCTGGCTGGTAAACACGGACTCCTATGAAGAGCCACGCACTGCGCTCTATGACGCGAAGACGAAGAAGCCAGTGCTGACCAGCAGTGGCGAAGCCATCTTTGACGATGATCCCATCCTCGAAGAAGAGCGCCCGGGCGATGGCGAGGCAGGAGCTCCCGTCCTCGCACGCTTCCCCAAAAAGGATCCCCAGACCGACCTCTCCCGAGGCACCTACGAATACGGCAAGGCCTTCCTGAAACAGGATGTGGTGACGTACCGCAACATCAAGACTCACAACCTTCACTTTCGGGACATCGCCTTCGACCCGACCGCACCGGATCTTGACCTCCATCACACTGACTTCTTCCACTCCTTCACCAAAGGCGTACTCGACATCGCCAAAGAGTACGGCCTCACCGATGCAGAGACCCGAGAGCTGTACCACGCAGCCAAGGAAAGGTCCGAGAGCCTCAAGCCCGAATCAGCCCGTAGCGAATCGGCCCCTGCGGACCCGGATCAGGATGATCCCAATGGCTCCATCCCCAACCTTCCAGTTCGACTCATCGAGGGGTTCATGCGTGTGGATGCCCTCGGCAAAGGTCAGGCATCCAACATCTACATGGTATTCGCCCCTCAGTGCGAGATGTGCCTGAAGCTGGACTACCTTGGCAACATCACCCCCAAGGGCAAACTCCCCGTTCACGCCCACACCATCAACAGACTCCCCTGGCGGATTGTGGGGCGCGGATTCTTTGAGCGCTTTGACAAGGTGCAAACCTTCGTGGACGACCTGTTCAACCGCATCAACTGGCATGATCGCAAGTCGAGCGATCCCATCACCGGCTTTGACAAATCAAAGCTCGCCCAGGAAGACGAGGAAGAAGACGAACCTTTCAACTCAGAGAAGCCCCTCAACCTCAAGCCGGACTCGAAGCTTGATGAGGCGATCCAGTTCAAAGCACTGCCCGACCTCAATGACCGCACCAAGGAAATGCTGCAGATGATGGTTCAGATGGTGCAGCTGCGTACGGGCATCACCGCGGCGAACCAGGGCGATGTTGCCGGGCTTCCTGAAGCGAGCACGGCCACCGGCATCAAGCAGCTGATGAGCCGTGCTGCAGTGCTGCTCAAATCCCCCATCGATCAGCTCAAACGCAGCTTCACCTGTGACCTGGAGTACTCCCTGCTGCTTCTCTACACAAACCTCGATGAGGACGAGACCTTCGCGTTCGGGGAAGGTGAAAACACGGAACTCATTGAACTCAAAGCGGATGCCGTCCGCGGGCTGGAGCTCAATATTTCCTTGCTCCTGACCCAGGCACAGAACCAGTTCAAGCTGGAGAATGCGAAGGCGGCGATCGACCTTCTCGGCCGGTACATCCAACTGCCAGAACACGAGAAGACGGCGGCGCGCTCGCTCTTCCTTCAGGCCCTGCGGGCTTTGGACTTCCAGGACGCTGATTCCATCATCAGAGCGCCCATCCAGGACCTGCAAACCTTGCTGACACAACTGCCCCCTGAACTGCAAGCTCAACTGGTGCATTGATGCAGCATCCGCAATCTGCAAGCGGAGTTGACTCCAAGTCGGGTCCCGGATTGATGCAAGCCGCATAGAAGCCAGCACCATTGGAGCATGACCGAACTGCCCATCATCCCCCGCCCCGCCGAGCCAGTGCGGCCACCGCGGGTGCGGGAGCTGCCGCTGAATCGGCTCGTGGATGAGTGGGTGCCGGACGGAGCCGATCTCTCTACGCCAACGGCTGGTATTGCCCGGTATGCCCGCCAGTTGATCCTGGGTGATGGCACTCTGTACGACCCAGAGTTCAGCACCCGGCTTCGATACGGCGCAGGCGTCCCGGACAACAGCCTGGGCTACATCGGAGATGCTTATGTCAACACCGCCACGGGATGGTTCTACCAAAAGACAGGTGAGACCACCTGGACAGTGCGCGGCATCCTCGCGCAGTCCATCAGCAACTCCCTGGCTACATTCTATTGCCCTGACGGCCAGACACGGTCCGTAGCGTTCGCTGAAGCGGGTCCGGCCTCACATGCAGGAACCCATGTGGGCCTGGGTTCTGACAAAATCCGCGATGCCACCTCATCGCAAGACGGGCTCATGACTGCGGAATACGCTGCCAAGTTGGACGGCATTGAGGCATCTGCAGACGTCACTGACGCGGCCAATGTCGGAAGTTCCATCAATGGCTCCTCCAGCAAGGCCACACCTGTGAATGGAGACAGCGTCCCGCTGATTGATAGTGGCGCCTCCAACGTTCTCAAGAAGGTCACCTGGGCAAACGTCAAGTCCACTCTCAAGGCCTACTTCGACACGCTGTACAGCTTCTTCGACCCCTCTTCACCTGGCCCTATTGGTGCTGGCACGCCGGATGAAGGTCACTTCACCACCCTGGACATCTCTTCGCCCGTTGGCGTAGCTTCCGGGGATGTCTTCAAGGTTTACGCCGGGCTTTACAGCCGCAGCGTTTTGACCGTGAACGAAAATGGTTTCAGCAACTTTTTCGAGCCTGTTTCCTGCGCTTCATTTGTCCAGGGATTGAGATTCATCGCTCCCAGCCACCCAGTCACAGGGAGCAGCGTGGATGCGACCCTCTATCTTCGCCCGGAGTGGAACACCTCGGGGGATGTGTCTGCATTTTTGATCGACGTATTGAACACATCGAGCGGATCAAACGCCAACCTGATTGACGCCAGGGTTGGAGGCAGTCCGGTTTTCGTGATCGGCAAGGATGGAGTTTTTCGTCAGAGCATTATGAGCTCTGGGAACATCGATGCCTTCAATCATGTCCGGTCTTTGTATGGGGCCGTCATGACGAAGGGTCAGGTGGCCATGAGCGGGGAAGGGTCTGGAATCCTCCTACTGACTGACCCTGCTACCTTCAACAGCTTCAATCGCCTTTGTTTTGGCGGAATCACCAGCAGCTACCCGGCCTGGCAGCGGAATGACACCACTCTTGTCGCCCGTCTCGCGGACGACAGCGGGAATTCGGAAGTGGAAGCATCTCGTGCCAATCTGGATGGACAAACTGTCTCCGGCTCTGCCAGCGACTCGACACTCAATCTGACTCCAACCTGGAACACTTCTGGGGCACCTTCGGCCATCTATCTGGACGTGACAGATGTTTCAAGTGATGCCAGCGCAAATCTTCTCGATCTGAGGAAGGATGGCATCTCTCGATTCCGCATTGACAGAGGTGGTGCGATCCGAACAGCCGAAGGAAACGAAGTTGTCATTGGTAATTATTCCTCAATAAGATTCGCTGATGGCGGGGCAATCAGCGGGGGCGACTCCCAGGTGATGGAGTTGTACGGCGGGTATTACGGTCCTCTCGCATTGCTTCGATTTGGTGGATCGTCCCCATCTGTTCCTGCTTTAAAGATGTCTGGAACCACCCTCATTGCCCGTCTGGCAGACGACAGCGCAAATGCGGACATGGAGTGCTTGCAGCTCCAGATTGCTGGTCAACTCGTCTCAGGATCAGCCTCCACCAGTGCACTGGAGGTGGAGACCACATGGGATACCACTGGCACACCATCTGCATTGAAAATTGATGTTACCGACACTGCGAGTGATATATTATCACCAATTATAGAATGTCGAGTAGACGGCGTTCAAAAGTTTGCGGTCCTAAAAAATGGCAGAGTAGTTCTTACAGATATTTTTGATGCTCAGATTATCGGAGCAGCGATCATTGGGTACGGTGTTTTAGCTTCTAGCAACGGCTCACGAATAAGCACGCCAACAGATGGTGTTTTTCAATTTACCAATGCGGCCCAAACGCTCAACGGCAATCTGTTAGCCGGCGGCTTAACTCTCACCAACCTTCCCACCACTGACCCAGGAGTTCCTGGGGCCATATGGAGAAGCGGCCCCGACCTCAAAATATCTATCTGACCATGAGCTTGAACATCATTCCTCCAATTGTTGCTGAAAAACTCCTGCCCAGATTCAGGCGGAAGTGATCATCAGTGGAATCAACCCCAGCTCCATAGCGATGGCACCGTCACCGTGCAAACGCCATGAAGACATCCCTGCTCATCGCTCTCGCACCCACCCTCACCTACCGCTGGTGGGAGTTCCTCTGCGCCCCCCCGCCCTGGGGGCCATGATCCAGGCGCTTTGCCACCTTGGCTTTTCCCCCTTGACCCTCGAAAAACGCACTCCCCGCCGCCCTGACTGCGGCACCTCTGGCTTCGTCCACGTCTTTCGCTCCTGTGGGTGAAGCAGGTGAAATGCGAGACCGATCGCTACGCACTGCGTGAAGAGATCGGAGAGGTTCAACTCCCGCCCGAACTGCAAGCTCAACCCGGCGCACTGCTTCAACCTCTGCAATCAAACAGCGAACTTGGAGCCGAGTCGTGATCCGCTCAGATGCAAGCCGCATAGAAGTCAGCACCATTGGAGCATGACCGAACTGCCCATCATCCCCCGCCCCGCCGAGCCGGTACGCCACCGCGGGTGAGGGAGCTGCCGCTCCTCCGCCTGGTGGACGAGTGGGTGCCCAACGGCTCAGATCTTGCTGTCCCCACCGCCGGCATCGCCCGCTACGCGCGTCAGCTCATTCGGGGGGACGGCACCCTCTTCGATCCGGAGTTTATCGTCCCCCTCCGCCACGGCAACGGCGCACCCAATGTCAGCCTGGGCAATATGGGAGACTCCTATCTGGACCGGCTCAATGGCTGGTTCTATGAAAAGACAGCCCCCGAGGCCTGGGTGTTGCGTGGCGTCCTCGCCCTCCAGGTCACCAATGTTGTCGCGCGTTTCGTCTGCCCGGACGGCCAGACCCGCGAGCTCCCTTTCGCCCGCTACAATGAATCCACGGGTGAGCTCGAGGTGCAGACCCCCGCCGGGACGAAGAGGCTCCTCCTCCTTGACTGATCCAACCCCTTTCCCCGTTCCAGGATGTTGTCTTTTTCTCCTCGTGTTGCTCCGCCCCTGGTGTTCCGTTTGCTGGTGCTCTGGGCGCTGTCCTGCGCCATCCCGGTCACCGCCCAGGTTCCGGCCGGCTCCTACAGCCTAGCCCGGCGCAAGGCGTCCGGCACAGGGTATGAGGAAAAATCCCTCTCCGCCACGGCCAGCTCCGTCGTCACCCTGGACGCCAGCGGCGACCCGCTGGCAAAGGTCATCAGCGACTTCGTTCTGGACTCAGAACTCGCCTCTTGGGCAGGTTCCCCGGGCATCACCACCCTGGGGACCGTCACCACCGGCACATGGAACGCAGGCACCATCGCCGTGCTCCGGGGAGGCACCGGACAGACGTCCTACCTTGACGGCCAGCTCCTCATTGGCAACACCGCCACCGGCGGCCTGTCCAAGGCCACGCTCACTGCCGGCAGCAATATCAGCATCACCCATGGCAACGGAAGCATCACCATTGCGGCCAGCGGAGGCAGCGGTTCCGGCACGCTCACCACGCTCAAATCAAGCGGCACCCAGGTGGGTGGGGCGGACATTGTCACGCTCGACTTCGGCCTTGGCTTCTCACTCACAGAAAGCCCGGATACCGAGGTAAACATCGCGCTGGATGCAACCCTTGCCGCCTTGGCCGGGGCCACCACTGGAGCCAACACCATGACCTACTGGACGGGCACAGACACTGTGGGCAACACGGCGCTCACGGCATACGCACGCACCTTGCTGGATGACCCGGACCTCGCCGCGGCCTGGGCCACCCTCCAGCTCAACACCGGCACGCAGATTGCCTTCTTCAGCGCCGTGTCGGTTCTGGGGAACCTCCACCTCGGGGAGGACTTCGCCCCCGGTGCCCTGGGCCTGCATTCCGGCGTGGGCGGCTCCACGTATCATGAAACAACCAGCGCCGCCACCGCCCCCCGCACCGCCGTCTTTCCAGACAAGTCCGGCCAGGTCGCCCTCGTCTCGGACCCCTCCGGCAGGGTGAACCTGGACCCCGCCTACAACGAGGTCACCGGCGTGCTCCCGCCCTCCAGCATCGCCTCGGCGGCAGCTCGGGGCCGTGGGCGGCTATATTGTGCTCTCCGGGGACAACGTCTCGCCGGGCGGTTCAAGATACTACGGCACAGACGCTGGCGGCACCAAGCTGGCACAGCTGGGCGCGGCCGCCGTCGGCCTCGGCAGTGTGGAGAACACCGCCCTCAGCACCTGGACGGGCAGCGCAAATGTCACCACGCTGGGCACCGTCACCACCGGCACCTGGAACGCCAGCCCCCTCGCCACGGCCTACATCGCCGATGACGCCGTGACCAATGCCAAGCTCGCCAACATGGCGGCAAGCACGATCAAGGGCCGGAAGACGGGCAGTACCGGAGACCCGGAAGACTGCACGCTCTCAGAGATTCTCGACTTCATCGGAAGCGCGGCACAAGGCGACCTTCTTTACCGGGGAGCCTCAGGCTGGGCACGACTGCCTGCCGGCACTGACGGTCAGGTTTTGGAAACAAATGGCACCGGGGCCAACCCGTCCTGGGAAACCAGGCTCAGCGGAACCAAAACTCTGGCCACCTTCCGCGCTACAGACAATGAGCCCCCGGCCTCCAACTTCGCCACCCTGGACACCCGCAACAGTCACCCTGTCCTCGATTTCGACACCACCACGCAGGAGGCCGCCGTCTTCAGCGCCAAGATCCCTCAAAACACCAGTCTGGCGGCTGGAGTGACGGTGATCGTACACTGGGCGGCCACCAGCGCCACCAGCGGCACTGTGGGTTGGGATGTCGCCTTCGAACGCATCGCTGACGGAGGAATAGACATTGACTCCGACAGCTTCGGTACGGCTCAAACGGTAACAGCCGCAACAGTCCCGGGCACAAGCGGTGTGACCAAGGTCACAAGTGTGACATTTACCCAAGCACAGCTTCCCGCCAGCCTGGCCGCTGGGGACGTCTACCGCGTCCGCATCCGTCGTGATGTCACCAACGACACCGCCACGGGTGACGCGGAGCTGTTATTTATTGAAATCCAGCTGCAATAAACCATGGCACGCACATTCGACGGCTCCTCAGGTCGCATTGAACGAGGCGGCACACCTCCGGTTACAGCCGTGCCGGTCACGCTGGCCGCGTGGTTCAAAACCACAACGCTATCCGTATCCCAGGTCATCGTTTCCATTGGAAATGCAGACGGTTCCAGGCTTGCTATCACCATCACCAGCGCAGGAAACCCGAGGGCTGGCAGTGTCACTGCCTCTGGCACCACCTCAGGCCCACAACAGACTGGCGGATTGTCCACTGGGACATGGTTTCACATTGTAGGCGCGTTCACGTCCTCCACTTCCCGCACGTTGTACGTTGACGGCGCATTTGTCGGTACGGATACAACTTCCTCCACCATCTCGACCTTTGACAGGATGGCCATCGGTTCCAGGTGGGAGCCGTCTGCATGGGGCACCTTCTTTAATGGCCAAATTGCCGAACCGGCCATGTGGAGCGACGCTCTCACAGCCGCTGAAGCGGCAGCACTGGCAAAGGGATTTTCACCAGCCTTGGTGCGGCCACAGAGCCTTGTGTTTTACGCGCCACTCGTTCGCGATTTGATGGACCTCAAGGGCGGAGCTTTGTCCGCCACCGGCACCAGTGCTTCCGACCATCTGCGCGTCATTTACTAAACCATGCAAACCTCCCACGCCCTCGTCTCCCCAGAAGGGGAAATAGCGGTCACCGGACTGCAGGACCCGGACAGCCTCCCCCTCACCAAGGCTGGCTGGCGCTGGCTGCCGGTGACCGAAGGTGAGCCCCCCGCCTATGATGCGGCCACCCAACGGCTCATGCGAGCTTACGCCGTCGGCACGGATGACGTGGTGCACGGCTGGGCCATCGAGGCCCTGAGTGACGAGGAACAGCGGCAACTCGCCTTCTCCGATGGCGTCGTCGCTGGCTTTGCCGTCGCTCCCGAGGGCTTCACCCTCCGTCTTGAGGATGCCGACCGCGCCGCCTTCGCCCAAATGCTGGCTCTCGTGAAAGAGGCGCTGGACCTCGGCATGATCACCGACGCGACACCCCAACTGATCGCCGACAGTGCTGGGACGCGGCACGAGGTAACAACCCTGCGCTTCCGGCAGATCATGGTCGCCTACGGCCTCCACTACAAGGGACTCTGGGATGCCCTCACCGCAACATGAGAACGATCCTCCTCTCCACCTGCCTCTTCCTGACCTCCTGCGCCAGCATCCCCTGCCCGGCCGTCAACCAGATCCCCGGGAACATTCCCTTCATTAAGATCACCCTCTACAGCCGCACATGGTAGCCATGCTCAACCACCTGCACCACCATCTGGACCTGCTCCTGCACCACTGGAAGCCTGTGGTGGCCGGACTTGTGATGATCGCAAGCTGGCTCGGCCAGATCGCGCTCGACCTCGCTGGCATGGCCAAGGGATGGGAGGACCTTACACTCAAGGGTGTCCTCATCATCGCCGTCCTCTACCTGGCCCGTGAAGGGCGCAAGCGCGAAGCCAAGCACGAGAACGCCATCAAGGCCAAGGACGACCAGATCATTGCCCTGGACGCCGCAAACGAAGCCCGCGATGCGCGATCGGCCCAAGCCCTGACACGAGTCGCAGACGCCCTCGATGGTCTGACGTCCGAAACCAAGATCCAGACCGAGTACTGGAAGGGCATCAACCAGGATCTTGTCGAGCGCGGCCTCGGACCACGCCGCCGCGGCGACACCTCAAGAAACAACACACCCCACACCCCATGACCCCAGTCAAAGAAACCAAGGAATTCCTCGACGCCTTGTCCGCCCTCGCGGTTCGCACCTTTAACAGCCTCTCCGACGACGGCCGCATTTCGGTGTTCGAGGGTGCCGGATACCTGGCCGATCTCAAGACGGTGGCCACGGCAATCTCCGGAGCCCCGCAGATCCCCGGTGAACTGCTCAAGCTGATGAGGAGGCCCACGCCTACCTCCGCGCCCAGATCAAAGTCGGGCTGGCGAAAGTGGGCGTCACGCACCGCATCCAGGACATTACGGAGGCGATTCTGACCTGGATCGTGGACACCCTGCAGACGGTGGCCTTCATCCGCACTGCGCCGCCTACCGCGCTCCCGGCATGAAGCTTCTCCTCGCCCCATTTTATGCGGTCGCCAGAGCGGCCGCTGCTGTCGTGGACCTGCTCGCGAGCGGAACCACTCACATCAAACGGGACATCAAGAGCATCACCTTGAGCAAGCACAAGCCATGAACGCCATCACCGAACTCCTCCACACCCTTGCCCGGCAACGAGCCCAGTTGACCATCGTCACCCCGGACGCTCGGACGGAACTGGAGCAGGCCATTCACCGTCAAGAGCAGCTGCTGGATCAGCTGTGCCTCGAGTGCTGACCGCGAATGACCCATGGGGGACAGCCTGACAGCAAATCAGTAGCTACAACCACATGAAAATCTTCGACACCATCAAGTCCTGGTTCCAGTCCGCCTGGCAGACCGTTCTGGAAACCCGCATCCTGGATACCGTCGCCGATCTTGGTGGGACCAAGGAGCAGGTCGAGGCCACTCGCCAGCTCATCGTTGCGGCCGAGGAGCGCTTCGCTGGCGTGGAAAAGGCCGGTGAACTGAAGGACGCTTCGTGCGCGCCGGCCTGCAAGAGTTGTTCCGCGAACTTGCCCCCTACCTCATCAACGCCCTTGTCGGCATCGTCTTCGGCTATCTCCGCCGCCTGGGGAAAGTGTGAGCCGGTGCGTCAGTGGGCAGTGGGCGGGGTGTTGGAAGCGGTTCGTAGTTCAAACTTTAGTTTGCCTCAGGGGGAGGGGTGCCTGGTGCTTGGTGCTTGGTTCGTGGTTCGTGGTCAATACACCCACGGCCTCAGTGTTGGAGTACCGACTTTAGTCGGCTCAGTCGCTAGACCCCTGACCAGCTATTCGCCTCTCCCCTCTCCCCTCTCCATGCCCTTCCGGCTCCTCCTGTCCTTCGTCCTTCTGGTGGTCCTTCCGGCCCTCGTCGTGAAGCAGGCGGTCGCGTGGCGCGCCGCCCTCGGCGCACCCGTCATCTATGTGACCTCAGACGCCGACCACTTCCGGCATGATCGCCTCGCTTGGGAGGCCGAGGAAACCACCGAATAACCCACCCCTGCCATGGACACCACCACCACCACCGCCCCTTCGCTGTTTTCCCGGCTGTTCCACCTCCTGTCGTTCTCCCGGGAGCAGCCCCCGGCCGTCCCTGCGCCCGCGGCACTGACCGTCCCGTCGCCCGTTCCGCTGGCCTCTGCCAGCTCCAAGCCCACGGACATCAGTCCGCAGGGCCTCGAGATGGTGAAGCACTTCGAGAGCCTGTTCCTCACCGCCTACTACGACGGCGGCGGCGTGCTCACGATCGGCTACGGCCACACGGGCCTTCAGCACAAGGATGGCACGGTGTACCCCGGTCGCCGCATCACGGAGCAGGAGCCGTCCAGCTCCTTGCCTACGACATGAACCAGTTCGAGAGCCGCGTGAAGGCCCTCGTCACCGTCCCGCTCAACCAGGCGCAGTTCGACAGCTGGTGTCCTTTGACTTCAACACCGGCGGCCTGACCCTGCGCGGCCGCAAGCCCTCCACGCTCCTGCGCAAGCTCAACGCCGGAGACACCGCCGGTGCCGCCCAGGAGTTTTTGAAGTGGAACAAGGACAACGGCAAGACCGTTGACGGCCTCACCCGCCGCCGCTACGCCGAACGCGAGATGTTCCTCGGCCGCGACTGGCGCAAGTTCACCGGGGGCGAGTGGAAGAAGCAGATCGCTTAGCTGCCCGCCTTGCAGGCCTGCGCATCCGTCGATGAACGGGAAATGAGGGCGCGCGCAGAAGGCGGTCAGGTACAAATTGCGCCACAGCGTTCCACTTTTTGTTGCAAGTTAGCGCAGAACGCTTTTTTTATGGTGCATGAATGTAAAGAAACTGACGCAAATACTCGCTCAGAAGTTCTTTGAGAATGGGAACTATGACGCAATCCAGGGTGGCTTATTCAAGGCAAAAGGCCCGCATTTAGCCCCGCTGCTTTCGATGACATTGAGCCCTACTTTGAACCTGAAGAGGGTTTCGCCGGTTTATTCGTACAATCTGTAGGGTACACATCGGGAGCAAAGGAAGAAGAGGTCCTAATCTACGTCACGCGCGGATCGAAGAAGGCGCTGAGCGAAATTCCCAACGAATTGGAAGGGGTTCGGGTCCGTGCTGAAGTTATGGGGAAACCAAAAGCTGGTCCCGCTCCGGCAAGCTCAAGGACGACGTCAGGACACTTTTACACCAAGGGACTTCGCGCGGCCTGCGGTGGCTCGTGTGCGCCTAGCGGCGAAAGATATGCGGGCACACTGGGGGCACTTATTACTGAAGGGGTTAGCACCTATGCCTTATCAAATAACCACGTCTTTGCTGCCTGCAATCACACCCAAGTTGGCATCCCCATCCTGGGGCCGGCACCGATGGATGCGAAAGCTGGTAAGCGGGCTCCGGGAGAAGTTTGCCGATTCACCAATATGGTGGAATTGAGAAGTGCCAATCCCACCCTCGTTCAACCCATGACCGTTGACGCTGCGCACGCAATTGTCGAGAATGCTGCCCTTCTTAGCTCATGGCAAGGTGATGAGGACGATGGCTATGACACACCTACTGCGATTATTGCCCCAGTTGCGGGCATGCACGTAAAAAAATTTGGAAGGACCACTGGTCTTACTTTTGGAGTGGTGGAAGCTTTTGTCCCAACACCCTGGACTCTTCCGTACAAGTCAAGCAAATTCACTTCTGATGTTTGGTTCCAAGACACCTGGACTGTGCGCAGCAGGATGGGGACCCCTTCGCTCTTCCAGGGGATTCTGGAAGTCTCATCGTAACAGAAGATGGGAAGGCTGCCGTTGGTTTGCTTTTTGCTGTGGGAGGCAGATCAGAGAGGGCGATTTTTAGCCCCATCTCAACAGTTCTGGAGTCGCTTATCCCTCGAACAGCGTTTAGTCTTGTTGGTAACCATGGTATTTGAACCGTCAGCTAGAGAAGCCGCGCTTGCATTGGCTCAGCAGTGCCAAGGCGAGTGGTGGTATTCTAGTGTGGGCATCACGGAGATTGCCGGTAGAGTGGGTTTAGTTCTGTATACAAGAAGCGCGATACCCGCAAGCGCTTCTAAAAAACTCCCCAAGGAACTCAAAGGATTCCCTATTTTTGTAGAGTATATGGTCGAATCGCGCCAGCAAAATTTTAAGCCACGCGCCCTCCTGTAAACGGAGAGCGCGTAAACTGCACACCTTAGCGGCCCTTCGTGCCATCGAGGCACCATCCACCATGTGGAATCCACAACCCGGTCGGTCCACCCGAGATGATTGTGAGAGGCATGCGCTCAGAACCCGAGCTTTCTAAAGAGGGCTGCGAGCGGAATGATCTTTCTAAATATACGCAGCGAACCGTCCCACAAATAGGCTATGATCGTGCGGACTGTATGCCACCCTACGACGCATCGAATGTAGATGCCGCCACGCCGCGCAGCCTTCATCTCCTTGATGTCTTCAACAAGGTCTGAAATTATCAGGTCGATCTCTTCACGCTGCTTTCGAGGGAGGAACATCCTCAACGCCAAAAGCAATGATGGCGACACCCTTCGAGTGGATCTGAGATGTGCTACGACTGATTTTGCCACTCTGATCACATAGCGCTTTTTGGCCTCAAATGTTAGGAGCAGGGAGTTATTTTCCTCATATGCATAATACGTTCCCCTCAGGTCCTGGGTGGCAATCCCCCTACGCTTAACAAGCTTCTTTTTGATCTCCCTTTCATAGCGTAAATTGAAGATCCAAACGCTCAACGCCACGATAAAAATCACGCACACGCATGAGGCAACCAACTGCAAGTTGCTCAAACCAGAATGGTAGACGCTCCAGTACCAAATCGCACTTGCAATTCCAGTGGCGACAAACTCGTATCGTTTGCTCATGAAAGAGCCTCCTTCCCATAGAAAACGTGAAGCGCGCGCGCCTTGGGCATCCACTCAGCCCCTTTGCCTGATAGTTTGAAAAGGCGTACGCGGCGATCACCTTCATCTTCATCCCTCGACTCGACCCACTCAGCTTCCTTCAGGCGGCGCATAGTCGTGTACAAGGTTCCATAGGAGATGGCGCTCCCAGTCTCCTTTTCATAGATCTTCGCAAGCTCTCGCCCGCTGACTTCCCTCGCAGGAAGCGCGTTGAGTAGAGCCCACTCGGTTGGTGATGGCAGTTTCATAGCAAAACCAGTATACAAATCGAATAGTATACAAATCGGAGACCATGTCAATCATGTTTTCCCGCTCCTTAGAAACTCAGACTTCGATGGGTCCCACAACCGCTAAACATCCCCCACCTCCCCTAGACCTCCCCGGAAGCCAGCGGACACATGTCCGCTGACTCAGTTGCGCGGCCATCACGAAGTCACCTCCCCCTGCCCCCTTCCCCCCCACGAGTCAGGCAGCTTGAACGGCTGCTTCTGCACACGCAGGTGGCCGTGGTATTCCCCGCCCGCTTCGTGGTAGGCGTGCAGCAGGGTGGCCGTGGGCTTCTCGTCCTCCCATCGCACCTTGGCGTGGGAGCACGTGACGTGCGGCACCACGCACAGGCGGAAGCCCCTGGGCTGCCAGATCTTCCAGCAGGCCCACAGGTCCTGGGTGCCATGCCCCTCGTAGCCCAGCCAGTTCGTGCAGTTCACGACATCCGCGGTGAACAGGGTGCACCCCATCCCCACCCAGTCCGTCGGCACCATGCCCCCAGGCCGATGCTGGGTACGCATGGCTCAGCCAGCCACGCCGACGCCAGCGGGCCGCATTCAGCCCGTAAGCGTTCGCCTTGGCCGGGCATTGCCGGAGTTCCGTCAGCAGTTCATCCACCACCTTGCGGCGCTCCCCGGCCTCGCTCTCGGCGGCGGAGTTCAGAGCCTCTTTGGCCGCGGCAAGCCTGGTCTGCAGCTCCCCGTCTGCCATCCGCTCTTCATCGTACACGTTCGGGTTGATCCAGTGGGTCGGGGAACCGTGCCCACCCAGGAACTCCTCATTCGGGTACGCCGCCATTGCCACCGAGTAGTACCCGCCGTCAAACTGAAGGCAGAGAGCAGCGCACGGAGGCAGTTGTTGGAGGGCAGCACATCGCTTTCCAGACTCCACAGGTAGTCCGCGCCGATCTCTCTCGCCCGGGCAAAACAGGCATCCTGCATCCTGGCAATGTTCAGATTGCTCCCGGTCTCATGCCCATGTCCCGCGGATCGCGCTTCGCCCGCGGCACACGCGATGTACTCGCACGGCACGCAGCACTCCTTGCCCGCAGCCCCGGAGGCCCAGCGGTTCAGCGCCGTCCGCACCCCCTCAAAGGCCGTCCGGCTCGTTGCGCTGCCGTCACCAGACATCAGAAACGCAACCTCATGGGCCCCTACGCCCGCCGTCTTTAGGTTGGCCACCAGCAGGGGCTCCTGCGCCTGCAGGGCGTAGCAGAATGTCTCCGTTGCGTATGTGCAGATAACAAGCTTCATGTGTCGTTTGGATATCGTCATTAGAACTGCGCTACAAAGTCGCCGCCGCAGGAGCTTTCCAGGAGCAGCACCTTTTGATGAAATGGCCAGCTGCCCCCGTCCGTGTACGCGCTGAGGGCGTCATGGGCGTACATCACGCCGCGGCTGGCGGTGAAGGACGTTTCCGTCGTGATCGTCACCCTGCCGTCCAGCGTCTCATTGTCTGCACCCTGCAGGGTGTACAGATACACCCCAGGGTAACGCACAACGGTGACGCCGCCTCCGGCCTGCCCGTAGCCCCCTTTTAAATCACCCCAGCGAACGTCTTGGGGGAAACCGCCCCGCCCATGTTCAGGGTGTCATCCGAGTGAATCGTATTCACCTGCGTTACGTTCAGCCAGGGATAGGTCGTACCCTCGGCCCGCAAGGCTTGCTCATCCACGTTGGTCACGGAAGCGGCCACCTGAATCGTGTACGTGTGGTAGATGTTGTCACTCGTGGCCAGCGCCGATGCGGGCATGTAACCGTTCTCCAGGCGCCGCAGATTGATTTCCCAGGTGTTGTACCCGCCCCCCCACAGCAGGACCGGTGCGTCTGTGCCGGTCAGTTCCGTGCCGGAGTAGTTGAATTCCGCGAACTCCATTGAGCTTTCCGAACGGAACTGGCGAACAGTGGTGACCACCCGCGTCTGATACGTGCCGGTGACGGACCTTGCCGTGGTCTGGGAATCGTAGGTTGAGACGGTGCCGTGTGCGAACGAGTCCGTGTACGGCTCCCCGATGTAAGCGGAAAACACCGTTTCCGCCACGGTGCTCCACACCTCATCAAAGGCGGACAGGCCCCCGCCATGCGGGCCGGCCGTGTAGAGCTTGTGGCACAGTTGCGGGGCATAGTGGGTGTCGTACACATCCAGGTCACCGCACGCAAAGGTGCCCCCCTCAACCACACTGCCCACCTGCGTGATTGTCTGATAAGTCATCTGGATGGTTTCTGTGAACATCTCACCCAGGTCCTCGTACGTGGAGGTGGTCCAGTCCACGTGGATCAAGCAGGTGGTGGTGCCCATGGAGTAGGTGCTCGCATCGGCGCCCGTCACCACCGTGCCCGTCCCCGCATAGGTTCGCCACGACGTCAGCGTGGTGAAATCCGTCGTGACGGCCGTGGTTTCCATGGTGCACACGTCAACGGAGTATGTCGCCGTGAGCATTTGCGTGGTGGAGGTGGCATTGGTTAGAGTGGTTTCATAGTTGTAGGAATGGCCGTCCGTGGTCGAGTACGTGAGGGAACTTGTATCTAAGCGCCTGCGGGTGCCGGTCTCGCCCCAAGAGTGCAGATCCATAGACTGGGTTTCATAGCTGTATTCTGTGGTGCGCCACGTCGTGCGACCGCCTTCGCCATCGTCAGAAACAATCTCCTTGCTGGAGTAGGAACCCGTCTTGGTCTCGCCCTCCTCGTCGGTCATGGTGCTGGAACGGGTGACATCATCCGAGATCATGAAGTTGCTAGACACGGTTAACAGATAGGTAAAAGCCGCGCTGCCATAATACGTGGACGCGAACGATGAAGACATCTCCCGCGAGGTCTGGCTCTGGTCCTGATAGTAAGTGCGCGATTCGCTAAACTCGAAACTCTTCGTGAAGTCCTGGCTGTCTGTACACCGTTCTGTCTCCTTGGGCGTGCCCGTGGCTGTGCGGGCAATCCCCCTGAAGTAGGTTGTGGAATTAAGCTCCGTCGAGGTTGTGAACTCTGAGGAGCTATAGCCGATCGGGCCATAGCCGGTTTCAGACGGGGTGATCCACTGTAGCATGGCTAGTCCTAGTTAAACGTCACCAGCACGTCCAGTGCCTCAGGTAGGGGTCAGACCCACAGGTAAGCTCCCCAGCCGGGCGGCTCGTGGCCAGCGTCTGCTTCGGCACCACGCTCAGTTGCCCGCAACCGGTGGCCCGATGCACCTTCACGTACTCGCCAGATCCCGTCGTACCCCTCACCACCACCGCCACCAGGATGTCGCACGACGATGGCGGCGTGCCTTCGTTCACGGGAATGGGGTCGGGGGCCGTGGAGACCAGGGCATACACGGCGTTGGTCACATCCGCGCCAGAAGCGGTGCAGGAAAGCACCAGGTAGGTCACTCCTGAAGGAATGGCGAAGCTCTTCGTTTCTGCACCGGCGAAAGTGTTGCTGGGCAGCCAGCCGTTGATGGTCCCCAGGGGGGATCGCTGATACAACACCCATACCCCGCCGCCGTTGTCCCGCGCCGCCCAGTTAAACGGGCATTGCTCCGTGACGGTGGAGCCTGTCGTTGCCGCGACCGCTGCGGGCTGGGCTCGATCTGCAGGAACGGTTCAGACAACAACTGGTCCGCTTCATAGAGCGGAGCCCTCCCGCTGGCAACCAGCTCCTGCCGCCGCGCATGGTCCTCCCGCTCCTCGGCGATCGCCTGGGCTATCTTTGCACGGCTCGGGATCTGGGGCAGGGATTCGTCCATTTACTCAAGAGTGATTTTCAGGATTTCCCGCCTCCACAAGCCATAGCGCCAGCGGCTGATCTGCTCTCCGATGACCACCTCCGAGCCGATCGCCGCCAGATAGGCAGAGGCACTCGGAGTGGTGTTCGCAAAGGTGACCGACTCCGTCCCAAGGCCCCCGGAGGAGGAAAGCGTGGCCCCGTCCACCAGGACACTGCGGAACTCCACATCGAAGAGCACCCCATTGTAAACAATGTCCTCCGGGACGATCTGGTAGATGCTGGCCGGGCTCGGCTGGGACGAGTGAAACGTCACCTCCACCTTCCCGCGGGCCCGCTTTCGAAAACCCGTCCGGATCCGTGGATGATAGACCCACCGGTCCCCGATCAAAACCCCGCTGGCGAAGTTGTGCGCGAGCACGATTGCAGGGAACATAAAGGTCACCCACGTGGGGAAGCTATATCCTGAGGGGGACGTGCCAATGTTGCGGTCCACCTTGAGCTGGAAGTCGCTGCCCAGTTCCTTGTAAGTGATCTCGTGGCCTGCAGGCTGGTTTGCGGACGGTGTCACGTACGGGATGATCTGCCGGGAGATGGAGACCCGGTCCAGCGTCTCCGGGTCGTACTCGTAGTCCACCGCCACCGACAGTGTTTCATAGACCCGCACGATGGAGGCGATCGGTCCCCTCCTTGTCATCACCTCTTTGGTAAGCTTGGCCTGCGTGATGAGCGGATGTGCCGTGCCCTTGGGCGGCTTCGTGTAGCTGTCCGGGTTCACCACATCGAAGCGCCACTCGATCAGAGGCTCCACGCTGGAGTACTCGTCACTGATCACGGCACCATCCTTGGCCAGCAGATTCGGCCAAGTCCCCACCTCGGGGAACGCCAGACAGAAGGCTTGGAGGTCGAGCCGATAAAGCAGCACCCAGTTATCGTGGGAATCATCGCCACCGGTGCTGTACGCATCCACCAGGATGAGATAGGCACACTTGGGGTGCACCGCGCCAGGCACACACTTGGGCGGCACCGTGTGACTGGCAGCCGCCGGATACTTCGGGCTCGCCTTCGTCCGTGGGATCGTCTCCTGCTCAGTGTAGAGACGGTCAAAGGGGGTGCCCTTGCTGGAGAGCTCCACCGCCGCGCTGTCACGCAGCTCTTGGGCAATGTCCTTGTAAGATCTGCCATGAATCAGTGTCCGGGCTGGAGAAACACGCCAGAGGCTCCCTGTGGCTTCATCTGCCTGGCGATGGCATAGGCCGCCTCATACTGTCGCTTGATCTCACCTACGGCGTTGTCATTGCGGAAGAGAGGACTGCCAGTGAAGCGTTGCCGGGCAATCGGTTGGAAGATCGTCTGCACCAGGTCAGGGCGTAGCGGAATATTCGTACCGGGATCTGCATACCCTGCGAGCCGCCGTGTACATCCGCCAGTGTGTATCGCGGTGGGGAGATGCGCGCCCGGTAGTGCAGGATCATCTCCGCGTTCGGCATCGGCCCCAGACGGATCCGGGAAGCAGCGGCCACTGCCGAGACCACATAGTTGGTATCTGCCCAGTAGAACCGGGGCGCAGGTTCAGTCCCCGTCCTTCTCACGGCCGCGCTTCGGTTGGTCATACGGCCATAGTCTTCCTGGGGCCAGTACTCATAGACGGAGGCCTGCAGGTCAGACAGGTTGTTCACCGGAGCCAATTCATGCCCATCCGCAACAGACACCGGCCGCAACACCTGCAGCACATCACTCCCTGCCGTCACGCAATCGCAATAGATGATCGCAGAGACGTTGGAGCCCGCACTGTGCACGATTGGGTGCAGCAGCGTCACCGTGGTGCCAGACCGGCTCACGATCTCATTCCAGGGATCTCCCGGTAGCTGGATGGAGCAGCCGAGCATCCAGTCCTGCCAGGGCGCATCAAGAGTGAAGGTCGATAGCCCCGCTGTCAGGGTTGGGATGGTCACCGTCGTCGGCGCATAGATCCGCGCCCCGCGGCGGGCCCTGAACTGCCACAGCGGCCCCAGCGTCGCCAGCTCCGTCAACGCGCCATTGATCGCCGCCAGGCAAGCAGGCAGCGGATCATCTTCCCCGTTGGCGGCGGGAATCGTGCGCTGCTCCGGCGTCAGGTACCCGAGCAGATCGTTGACGGACTGGCGGACGGTCATGGCCACAGGGGGTTTACATTGCGGCCGTCCGGCTCACTTCGTTGAAGTTGGTGCCATCGTAGATGAACTGCACCACGAAGACCTTCGCATCCGCAGTACCAGTGGCCAGGGTGCCTGTGGCCTTGAAGTTCGTGCCAAACGTCAAGGTATGGCTGGAGATCCCCGAAGTGAGGATCCGGATGAAATAACTTCGGCCCGGCACCGCCCCCGTCTTCACCGCATTGATGGTCTCGTTCTGGGCCGGTGTCAGCAGGTAGCACGAGACACTTGAGGCCGGCGCAAACGACACCGTGGCAGCCGCCGCCAGCGTGGCCGTGGATTGGAGGCCCACCGTGCCAGTACCGTCCGGGAACGTCCAACTGCGGCGCGCCGTCGGGTTGGTGATGATAAAGGAGGCGCTGAAGGCATCCTTCTTCGAGCCTCGAACTCGAGCTTGCCGTCCTTCGCCTTCACCACCAGGTCACCGGAGGCATCCAGCAGGCCACGGGCCAGGGACGAGATGGGCGGTTCTACACCTCCCTTCTCTTTCACCTCTTTGGCGGCAGCTTCCACTTGGGGAACGGCCTGCGCAGAGATGACGGAGGCAAAGGACGCGAGTGCGAGAATGGGAAACAGTGATTTCATGATGGGAACTTTGATGATTGCGTGGATGGGCAGATTACTCGTCAGACGCTGAGTCCGGTGCCGGAGATTCGGCACAGTCCACCCAGCTTCCGCTCTTGATGACAAGGCCCGACCCCTCGGTTTCGATGAGGCTGCGCACCACTTCGGGGTCCACGTGGAGCTCGTCGGCCAGGCGCTTGAGCCTTGTGGGCCGGATGCTTTTGAATACGCGCGCACCTTGGCGATGTCAGGCACCACGGCCACCTTGCCCTCGTCCAGAGGCACCTCCGGACCGTGGAGTCCTTGGAAACAACCTGGCTGCCATTGCCCTCCCGTTCCGGCGCACCAGGCGCACCAGGCACTCTCGGAGCCGGTCGGAGCTCCAGCGCCGATGGTTCGGGCTGCCCAGCGGCAGACCCTCCCACCTCCACATCGACGATGATCGAATGCATGAGACGCTGGTCCAACACCTCACGGGCCAGGGCGAGCTTGTCCATCTGCCACAGAGAAAGCGGAATGCTCAGCACATGGCACGAGAGCGCCCTGCTGTACTCAAACCGGAACACCCGGTTCGTTCTGCCCCCCATGCGGAAGGCAGACAGGTTGCCCACAGCCAACATTCGCATCGTGACGATGGGCTCACCAGGCTTTGCATACGGCAGGAGGGTTTTCGTACTGATTTCCAGGGGAAGCTGCGCGAATCGGGTGATCATAGCTCAGAAGATTGGGAGAAAGGCCGCGCCTCTCGGAAAGGCGCGGCCAGTCTGGTGAACGTCTTACTTACAGTGCAGGCACTTCCAGACCCGGGTGCTGGATGCCGACTTCCATCAGGCCGTAGCCGTACGTCTTCCCATCGGTGCGCTTGGTCGGCGCCTGACCGAAGATCGACTCAAACCCGCGACCATGAACGAATTCATAGTCCCGCGACTGGCTGATCATCGTATCCGTCTGGCCGTATCCACGGAGGGCAGCCCCCTTGCCGAAGAAGAAGCCATGCCCGATCGGCATGCCGTTGGCGTTCGCCGGGATGATGTAGGCACCCACCTGGAAGCTGTCAGTGTAGTTGAAGTCACCATTGGTATTGGCACCACCACCCACACCTCCAGGAGCCGGCACATGGTCCCACGTGTCCCCCGTCGCATCGAGGTTCCCCAGCGTGGCGCTGCCAATGGTCGAGGTACCCGCTCCATCAGGCGACAGGATCCCCGTCAGAGTGATCTGGTTGCCATTGTTGCCCGTGCCCGTGTACCGCACAAAGCCAACGCTGCCATCAGGTTCACCAGCCACGCATAGTACACACCAGCGTCCGGATTCGCCTGTTGGCCCTCGTACCACTGGTAGTCATAGCCGGGGAACCACTCAAAGTAGCGGTGCCGCGTGTTCGAGCTGTTCACGATCAGCTTGCAGCTCGACTGGGCGCTGTCCACACTGAACGCCGTTCCCAGGATCGCCAGCGGTGCCGTCGGATCGCTGATGTGGTCGTCCACATCAGGGATGATCAACACATGCTCGAAGAGAGCAATGTTCATCCAGTCCACCAGGCGCCCGGTAAAGAGCGGATTCTGATCCCCGCGCTCGATGGAGTTTCCCAGAGCATTCTGGTAGCTCGTCGAGTTGCGGATCTCCGTCATCGCCACATCCGGCATGTAGGCGATGTGCCGGTGCACCGGTGACCCCACCTTGTTCTTGGAGACATTGATCGGTCGTGCTCCCAGACGCTGCACCTGCGGCTTCGTCGTGATCAGGAACGAGGGCGACATCGTGTCCGCCGCCGTGATCGCGTCACGGGTCTTGCGCCCATTCGGCCGCACCACGTTGCCATTGGCCAGGCGGATCAGCGCCATCTTCATGTCGTACATGCGATGGCGGCCCAGCTTGACCTTCAGCTTGTTGATGCAGTGCTCGTCCAGATCCGCCCCAGCCGCCAGGAACTTGCGCTCCTTCTTGGTAATCTCATGAGCATCGCGGAAATAATCGACGGTGAGATGGTAGTTGCTGTACTTGGCCGTGCTGGTGTTCCCAGTCAGCTCCTCCTCACCGCGCACACCAGGGCCTGCCAGGTCAGATTGCACGGTAAAGGTCATCTGCTGCCCGCCAAACTTGGTCAGGTCGCGTTTGACATAGAAGACAGACTCCGAATCCTCGGGCCCCTCGAACATCTTGAAGTCATCGTAGGCGGCAGCACCGCTTTCCAACTTCTTCGCATACAGTTTCCCTTTGGCATCGCTTGCCGTTGCCAGCACATCAGAGAGCGTCTCGACGCTGGCATTGGCGTTGTAAGTTCCAGGCATGATATTTAGAAATTAAGGTCAAACCGCGGCACAGAGGGGCACGTCCGAAGCCATTGAATTACCGACGCAGGAGACCGGCGCGCTCACGGGCTTTGATCCCGGCAAGCACTTCGTCCACCTGATCCTCAGACAAGGCGTCCATTGCTGAGAGAGCCTCCTCAACGCTCATGGCCGGTGTGCCAGGAGGAGTCGGGGAGGACAACGCTCCTCGAACCCTGGACTCCTGTGCAGGAGGCTGGGGAACGGGGTTGCAGTGGCAGAGTGAGCTGCTGCCTTGAATCTGGCGGCCACACGTTCAGTGAGCTTGAGCGGCCAGTCCGACCCTTCCAAGATGGGATCCCTCCGATGCTCCGCCAGGTCGCGAGCGTCTTGCAGTGCCTCGAGGAATTCGGGGTTGGCGAATTGCTCAGGGTACCGCCTGGTGGCTTCGGTGACGTGGTGGGCCTCTTGTTGGGACCAATTGAGATGGTGGGACTGTTCGGCCTTGAACTCCGCCTCGCGTCTCTGAGCTCAAGCTTCGCATCCAACAGGTCGCGGTTCGCTCTGAGGAGCCTACGCTATCAAAAGCGGTTGCGGCAGCCTCTTGCTTGGCCTCGATGTCGGCAATGCGTTGCTGGATCTCCTTGACCTTCGGCGATGACTCAGGGCTTGGCTCCACCTTCGCTTCCGCGGACGCCGCTTCAGCAGACTTGGGGGTCTGGGAAGCACGGGCTTCTTCAAAGGTGTTGAACCTGCCTTCCTTGACCGCCTGGATGGCGTCGGCAACGGCCTTGCGTTCCTTCGGGGGCAGAGCCGCAGAGAAATGCGCGTGGGACCGTCTTCGTCGCTCTCAAGGTCAGACTTGGGAGGTGTGAGCGCTGCTTGTCGGGCAGACGCAGGCGTCTGAGGGTTCGGTGCTGGCTCCGGCAGGTTGAGGACCTTGGCCACGGCTTGAAGGTCGCCGGAAGCTAGCGCTTCGATCTCCGCGTTCGACATACGGGCCACGACCTCATCCGGAATGCTGGCGATGATCTCGTCCAGGCTGGCGTTCTCGGGGAGCTTGATCGCAGGGCGGCTGTCTGCAGGAGGGGTGTCAGACTTCACTTCTGCCGACGCAGCAGCTTGCATGACCTCCGAAGGCGTGATCGCGGCATCGGGGGCTGGCGTGGCGGCTGTGACTTCAGACGAAGGTGACGAATACGGATACGGCAGCGGTTCTTCACCTGCTGCAGAGGGAGTTGATTCCATGCATGGGTTTTACCCTCACGGCATGGGAATGGTAGCCTGCCTGCCCCGACTTGGAGCCAACTCGCCATCGACTTTCACAGATTGATTCACCTACGAGACCACGCTCCCCAGATCCGCAGGGTTCAGCCTCCCCTCCGTGACGTTTCTTCTGACGGTTCGCGGAGATACCAGCGTGAGCCTGGCTTATGGCATCCCGCCCGAACCCGCAGAGCCGGGCCTGCCCGCATGGCTGTTGGGCCACGACTTGAACGACTCTGCGCACTTTGGCCATTTACCTGGCGGCTGCCTGGCCAACTTCGGTGGCCTCTATCAGGTGTCCCCCATGCCCCGGCAGCCTCTTGAGCAGGTCCCTCGCCCGCTTGGTCGCCCCCATGCGGGCATTCGTGTTCGCGGGCGGCTTCTCCGTGCCCTCGAGGTCGCTGTCCAGCTTGATCGCCCGGAGCTTGTCCACCATCTTCACCCGGATCTGCCGGGTCGTCGTGGTGTTCCCGCTCTTGTCCGTACGCTCGTTCTCCGTGATGGTGAGCTCCTGCATGCACCAGGGCGGCAGTTGCCTCACCTTGGCGATGTCCAGCGCGCCCTTTTCATCCATCAGAGTCACCACGTTCACCCGGGCGATGTCCGCCAGCATCCGCCGCTTCTCATGCAGGCTCAGGTAAGCCTCCGCCTGCATTCGTTGCGCCATCTCCTCCCGGATCTCTTTCACCCGGGCGGCAACCTTGGGCGTGGACAGGAGCTCCGATGCACTCCCACTGGAGACTGCCACCGAGCAGCGAGGGTACAACTCCCTGTAGGCAGCGGCAGCCATCGCCCCCGCGGCCACCCGCAGGGCGAAGGTTTCATGACGGATGTTGGTGAGGGTTGGCATAGGAGCGCGGAGTACAACTTGGAGAATGAAACCTTGGCTCTATTCTAGCATATCACAGAAGTTTTGCACAAAGTCCCGAGTCGTGATGTCACAAAGCCAAGGTGCTCACATTAACTTTGCTCTATGAACATCAAAAATACCTTTGGCCTGGTCATCGTATCTTTTTCAACCTTGGTCTCGGTTGATCATCTGCCCGCCCAAGGTTCTCCGATCGAAGTTGTTCCGCCAGACCCGAAAGCGAAGGTCATGGGTGGCGCTGCACAACAAGTGCTCAATGTTTTTGAAGGTGTGCGTCGAATGGGAAATGACAAAGTCGTTGAACACAAGGTAGATCAAGTCAAGCCGGAAGCGGAAGCTTACCTCAAATCCAATCCTGACCACGTGGTCCGTGTGACTGTTCAGGTTGATTCTGACAAAAAGGGAGGTGGCACGACCCAATATTCATCGCGTGAACCCGTTGTTGAGAAGGGTGAATCCATTGACAAGATCGAAGCTGAACGCCAGCACAACGCCCAACAGCATGGCACCATTGGCGCGAGTCCACCCGATGGCCATAGCCGGAAAAACAGGCAGTGTACGTGTATAGATTGAAGGACGGAAATGTCGAGAAACAACCTTCTAGCTCCCCAACCCGGACAACGTTGCGAAGGAACGGCAGAAGCTTGAAGCCGCGCAAAAGGCGGCGGACGATAAACTTGCAAACAGCGGCTCTGCTTCAAAGGCACCTGACAAACAAGCTCCTGCCAAAAAGGACAGCCCTCCTGTAGAACCTCGAGCCCTTCGTGCATCTGAGGGTCCTAGAACCAATAGTGGCTCACGGCAATCAGGTGGTGAAAAGCCATCTATGGCATCCAGCCGTCCAGCGCGGATCGGTCACAAGCGGACCGCAGATCATCGGGGGGCGAGGGAGCGGGCAGAAACTCTGGAACTAGCGAGACCCGCTCCGTAGGCGATCCTGATGCCGGGGGACGCGGCGTTAGACTCACACCTGGGGACTAGTGTGCTTGCCCGCGGCTCGGAGGGCTGTAGGCCGGACCTCATCAAGCCTGCCCACGACGAACATCCCTGAATGACCCCGGGCCTACAGCCCTCAACATCTAAACCCAATGCCAACCTTGGGCGTTGCCCAAGGCTGCCATCACGCCGGGCTTTCAGCCTCAGCTCGCTCGCCAGAGGGAGATCATCGGTGACGCCTCACCAGCTTTTTCCCTGATGGCATTGGTCCCGCATGCGGGACGGAACTCCAACCACGTCGCGAAAGTTGTGAGAGGGTTAGATGAGGCTATCGCGCTGGTGGCGTTGGAGGTGCCAGGGGTAGATGGATGCGGGTGGGTGTGGAGACGTTGCAGAAGCTTCTGTGGGGTTGGATGCAGGGAGCGGGACCATCCACCAGCGCGCTGGGCAAGATGCGAACAGCGAGATGGAGTGAACAAGTCCTCTAAACGAGATCGCAGCAGGGTTGGAGTTCCGCCTTTAGGCGGGGTATTGTGAGCCCGGGACAAAGATGACGTGATAGGATTCTCGACTGACCCGCCTAAGGACCAATGCCATCAGGGGAAAAGATTGGTCCGAGCGATCAACTCTGTTGCATGATGAAACTGAGGACCAACGGTCCGGCGTCATACCAGCTGGGGCAGCGCCCCAGGTGCTGGGTTCAAAGAGAATCGGAGGGCTGTAGGCCCGGCCTCATCAAGCCTGCCCACGACGAGCATCCCTGAATGCCCCC